TATAACTTCGCTTTCAACATAATCCTCTCCAATAGAAGCAAAAGAATCCAAAGCAGCAATGAGCGTAGGTACGCTTGTTTGTGTCTTTGCAGCTATAGCTAAACCTTCTAGGTTAGGGTTGTCTAGCTTATCAGAAAGTTGTGCCATAATCTTTGGGTCAGTAAGCCCAAGCTTAAACAAAGACTGCTCTGACGCTGAAAGCCTAGAGTATATATCTACAAGAGCATTGTTTGCAGACAAACCTTGAAGCCCATCAATTGTATCGTTTTCAGATGCCCATGCTGAAAATGTAATCCCATCGGTATTAAACAGGTCTAAGTTTCTAGCGCGAAGAGAATCTGCTAATGCTGATATTTCTTCGCTGTCTGCTCCTGCGGCAATAAGGCTTGCAAGCTTTTTCCTGTCAACGTATCCACTTAGTCGCTGTTGTTTTTGCAGTGCTTTCTTAGCGGCTTCGGCTTCTTTCTTAGCTAGGGTAGCGTATGTGCTTGCAACGTATTCTTTCCCTGCCTCGCCAATATATGTGCTATAAGGGGTTGCCTCACCCTCTGAGCTATACATTTCTTGTATATAGTTCGTCATGCGGGTTTTGTATTGCTCCGCAGTTGAAGAACTTGCAGCAAACTCTGCGCCCTTCGTAGCAAACTCGTTAAGAATAGATTCTTCAAACCTGCGGTCTATCATGTTCTGATACGACCTAGAGGCAATAGAGCCAAAGCTTGCAGGTGGATCATAGGCAACAGGCATATTTGTATCTGGGTCTATTGATACAATCCTGCTTGAAGGTTGTGCTTTGGCTGCTTGCTGACCTGCTTTCTCGGCATTTATTACAGCATCCCTATAAGCTAGATCAGAAATCCTTGAAGCAGCACTGCTAATTGCTCGGCCTATTTGCCCTGCTCCTGCGTCAGTTCTAACAACGCCTACTGGCTGATTGAACACTTGTGTTTTCTGCCTAATTACAGCCATCACTTAGCCCCTTATTAATCCTTGGTTGAAGAATATCGGTGATACCCTTCTCCCATAGTACCTGCCGCACTGAACAAAGACGCGGTTAAAGCATTGCGACCACGCCGTCTTTCAGCCATAGCAGCTAGCTCTGCCTTTATGCCCTGCATACTTTCTTGCATAGCAATACGGCCAATGTCTTCCCCTGCAACTTCTTTTTGTTTTTTAAGAAAGGCTTGCACACTTCTATCCGAATCTACATCCCGACCTGCTGCGTAAAAAGCACCTATGTTTGCGGCTGTTGCTGAGTCGTATTGCTCCCTACGCGCTCTGGACATCTGCAAGGCTTGCGTCTTATTCATCACCTTGTCGGTTCTAATCTGAAACGCATCTAAATCAGCAGCTTCTTTTTCTGCTTGCCCTGCTGCAATCTGACCAATTGCACTAATACCTGCTGCAATTAACTGTATTGCCATTAGATTATTAACTCCGCTACTAGCCCATTGATTTGCATATCAAGGGGGTGATCCTGCTCAATAGTTACCTGTGGGTTTCGATCATAACCCAGTAACCTAAATTCTTTTTTCCCAGTAAAGCCGCTTGTCGTGACCAATGGCCTACTGTTTATCTTAGCCGATCTGGTGTTTTTCATATCAACAACAACATTTGTTATGCCGCGAATCTCGCCTGTGGTTGGGCCATTACCTGCTGAGACATCAATCGGATTGGTAACAATCTTTGCGGTAAACTTTTTCCCTGCATAGATATGCGTGTATCCAGAGCCAGAGTGGGCTGACATATCAACCTGATTGCTGCTGTTTACAGTAAATTGGCCTAATGATGACAGCGTAGTTCCGTCTGTTGCAATGACGTCAACAACATCATTATGATTATACAAGGCGCTTACATCGACTACATTCGATCCTATAGCTCCATAAAGATAGAAGTCTAAGCCAATGTCACCTCTGAACTCACACAGTTGCAGCTTGTTTTCTGAATCATAAGCATTAACAAACAGCCTATCTTCTATTGCGCAGACAGAACCAAGCTGGCCATTTGTTGTTATCCTAGACCATGATGCTCTTTTTTCTGCCCTGTTAGAAGAGAACAGTGTCATATCACCACCCTCAAGAGTCAACGCTGCGTAGGAATCTGGCAAACCAAACCCACTATGCACAACGGCTAAGTAGGTTGGGGCATTGATTAGATGAGAGGCAATCGTAGAGACAGACGTAGCGGTGTAGGCTTCTTCTGTGTCGGTATAGATATACTCCCTGACAATCTTTCCATTATTCTGCACAAAGATCGTCGCACCATCTATAGACATAGGCTCAACGTGTTCCACACCATATGGTGTTTGCTTTCGTATCTGAGCATTAGTTGGCGTGATCGCTTGGTTCAGATAGGTCGGAATGTAAAGCTCATTAGATGCAGTGAAAACCTGCAAGTCCCTGTTTGAAACAAGGTATCTAATCTCATTAACTTCTCCTGTGGCAGCGACCATAGAAATAGAATCTGTATCTTCCGCATCGCCCACATCGAAGTTAAAGAACTCACCAAGCTGAGACATCCAAATGTTATCTGGCTCTGCTATTGTACCTCCAAAGCAAAGACGGTTCTCATGGAACTCCACCGCCGCAGGATAGCCCCTCTTAGCTGACCAAGACTGCTCGTCCCAATCTGCTGTTGGTGCATGGGTAGTAACTTTTACAAAGCCGCCACCATCTTCTGCGCTTGATGCACTACCTCCTGCAGTTATGGTGTATGTGTTCTCGTCGATGATTGTTCCAACGGTTCGGCTACCATTTAGGTTTCCTGCATTAATGCCGCCTGTGGCAGAGGCTTCTGATATGGTGATTGCTTCGCCGCCACCAAAGCCATGCGCAATATGAGTTACTTCTACTGTGGTGCTGCCATCAATTGACCTCAATGGGTTTAGAACAGAAAGCCTAATTTTAAGCTGATCTACAACATTACCTGTTGCTTGAGTTGCAGACTGCACACTTGTTATATCAATCTCATTGCCGCCATAGCGAATGGTTGCCCCAACATGGAGCGAGTCAGGGTAGTTGCCACCACTTTGAGAGCCAGTCGTATCCCAATAAGCTGCGCTTGTTGTAAGCGTTATTCCGTTCCCACTTGTGGCTGATGGGTCAAGGGTAACGCCGTGGGCTTGGAACTTAGAATATGGTTGATATGTTTTCTTGTTATCAGCCCTTTGATCGAAGCTGTAGGTTGATACCTCAAAGCTTGTTAAGCTTGTTCGGGTTATCATCCTTGGCGCAAAGAGAGGATGCGAGATAAACATTACATCGCCATACTGCGCTGTGGTGTATTCCTTTAGATAAGCTTGATCGAAGGGTAGTGCAGCGCTGCTTGTGTCTGCTGTAATCGTTGCAACAAGAGAAACCGTATCCGATCCATTTATTAGTCGAAAGCACCTTACTTTCTGGTGTTCTATCGAAATGATGTATTCTTCGTTTTCATCGAAGATAAACGGATAAAGGTGAGATTGCTCTGGATTGCTTGAACTATAGGTAATGCTGTAATCGTAGATGTGCTTCATGCCATAGCGTTTTTTGACAGAACCTTCTGCCATAACCACCATGTTCTCAAGCCTTTGCGCTGATGCAGTATATACAGCCGTATCAGTCCTCATAATGAGGGAGTCACTTACTTCGCCATACTGAAAGCTGCTAACTGGTACTCTGATCTTCTGCATTAGCTGCGCCTTTCAGCAATGAACCTCGAAGTGTTTAGCTTGCGTGTTGTCTGTGCTTGCGAATCTAGTCTGCGAGCTTTGATAAACTGACGCTCTGCTCTGTTCTCCATTGCAGTGCCTAGCTGCGCATCCCTTGCTAGAGATATTGCAAAGACGCTAGCAACAGCAAACTCAACAGCAAGAGTAAAGTAAGGAGGCCAGTCGGCTTCATCTGCTCTAAAGATAAAGTCAGCAATAACTTCATCTGTAGATACCGCATCGCAATAAACCTTATCGCCATATGTATCATAAGCAATAGCTTGCTCTTCTACAGTCACCGCACTTACCATCAATGATGTAGACGGTATTTGATATGCCGCATCCCAACGCCCTGTTGGTGGGGCTACTATTCTAGTTAGCTGTGCCTGATTAGATGCAAACCTCCATCGTGTGTTTGTTAGAGAAGACCGCGCTATATCTTCATAGATCGCATCTGCGACAGAAGACTCAGCAGTCCCATCCGTAAATGATTGAATCGCATCACCGCCTATGAGCAATGATGCGCGTGAACAAATCTTAATCGGTGTGTTTGCATAATCTGGCATGGCAGTATGGGGGCCGAAGCCCCCATCCCTTTATTAATCGCCGTCTGTTTCAACAACGGCTGTGCCGTCTGAAACATCGACTACAGTGCCAGTGTTCGAGAGAACATTAACAAAGTTGGTTGTTGGTGTGTTTGTGTCGCAAACGATAATCAGGTCACGAACAGCAAGCATATTTGCTGCACCGTTAAAATAACCTGCGGAGTTTACAGTTGCGATTGCATCCGTGGTTGAATACATCCACAAACTTCCGTTTGAGTCACCACCAATTCGAGCTAGTCCACTTGCTGCATAAGCCATGTTCTACTCTCCTTAGTTATTGTCTAGGACTTCATAGACGCCATCGTCATCAATAACGACAGCACCCATTGACATCATAGAAGTTGCGAGGTGTGAGACTTTTTCTGCAACATAATTGACCTCAGTTTGAACATCAGAGTTGATGCCAAGGCCAACAGCGTTTGTGTGGTAAGCAAAGTTTTTGCCACCTGAAACCGCAGACGTTGAGAAGATTTTAAAGCCCAAGAACTCTTTCATGGTGATACCACCTGCGAATGGCAGGTTTTGATCGCCAACGAAATCAGAAGATGCAAACTCTGTAATGTTATACAGATCAGCAAATCCTGCAGGAGACATCGCCAAGAAGCGTTGTCCGTCCTCTGGCATGTCAGCATTGCCTACAGTCTCAAAGAGAGAAAGCAGATCAGCTTTTGCCAAAGCAGAGCCAGTGTCGTGAATTTGAGTTGAGTTAGCACCTGCGTCGAGAGCAGTTGTTAGAATCTCATCTGTCTTACGACCAAGCGCAGCAGCAGCAGATTGAGCTACAGCTTGACGCTCGTTGATGTTGGTTTTCAACTCATCCAGTTTATCAATGTACTCTGGTGCATAGTAGTCAGCCATGGTGACTTCGACGTTTGTATGCGCCAATTCCATTGGGGTTACGTTGCCGTTACGAGATTTCGTATTGGCTGTGCCTTTTCCGATTACTTGGAAACGAGCAGTTGAACCAGTCACATTTGTAGAGCGAACAGTGTTCCGTAGTTTAGAACCCATACGCTGATACGCCATGTGAACTTCGGTTTCAAACTGCTTGATAAAGGCTTGGTCAATTGTATTAGCCATTTTTACAGTCCTAATTGAAGTTACGGTTTACAACGGGTGTCCACTCTCGCACTTCAACAAGGGTATCCTTTCGGGCCTTTCAGTGCATTATGGGCCGTAATGGGCTATCGTAAACATTTTTTTTGTTCGGATTGCAACGCACAAATTCAACATACTTGTTTTTACCAGACTCAGTAATACCCACTGGCTCAAAGCCTAGCCAAGTTGCCCACTGAACCATTGAGCCATATTCAGCAAGTATTGTCATAGTCATTCCGTCTTGCGTCTGGTCGAAGAAATTAACAAGCATCCTTGACCCACGCGCAAGCAGGGTAAAGTTTTGTTTAATCTTATCTGAAAACATACAGAACATTTGCGGATATTGTTGATCGTCAGAATAGAACAGACCGCCAACAGCTATGAAGCTTTCACCCTCTGCCCTGACAAGGTAGCACTCGGATGTTTCATACATTTCAATAATAGCTTGCTCTATGTCTGTATGCCCAAGCAGAGCAAGCTCATGTTTGTTTTCGTCGCTCAGATTATTAACAACTTCATCAAGTTGACCTAGCGTAAAGGGGGTCATGTAATAACGCCCCCTTTTTAGAATCTTAGCCTCTGTAGAGCGCTTGGAAGCCTTCGGTGACTTGCTTGACGAAGTGAGGGTCGCGGTCTTTATAATACCTTGGGTCATTCATCATCTCCCTTAGATCGGCCTCACTTTGCCCTGCGCTTGGCTGTGTTTCTGCTGTAAACGATCCATCCTTCATTGCTTCCATCACAGCTTCAAGGGCAAGGATTCCTTCGTGGCTTTCGCACATACGTTCTACCGCAGGGATTGCTTCTGCAGGAAAAAACTTATTTGCAAACATAGATGCAGCTTGTATGCGATCGTTTGCATTGTCGCCAAGCTTTGCTGCTTCTGCATCAAGGTCTGGTTCTTGGCCGCCGATAGCTTGAGCATACATCTCAATGCCTTTGTTAAACTCATCTTGAGAAAAACCATTCTCGTATGAATGATCGGCCCACCACTTCAACAACTCATTATCAACAGCCATTTCTTCGTTCACAATGTCTGGCAGTTGATAGTCACCTGCTGATTCTGGCCGCTCACTAAAGGCTTCGGTTTGGATTTCTTCAATTATTTTAGAGCGAATATCCTCTTCCTTTGTGCCAAGTTTTGACTCTAGCTCCTTATATGCTTTAGCTAAGTCTTCGCCTGTGTTGTATTTTTCAGGCAACCACTCTGGTCGTTCTGGCTGACTGTCTTCTGCTACAACAAAATCACGCTCTTCTGTTGGCGCCTCTGTAGCTGCTTCGGCTGTTTCTTCGGCTACTGTCTC